AGGCGCTGTTCGTCAGTCAGAATGGCGTTGCTTTCTACGGTATCGATCACCTGTTGCGGGGTTTTCTTGCCGCCCTCGATAATCGCCTGCCACTTCGGGAAATTGGCCTCAAATTTGTCAGCCGGGTAATGCTCCAGCTGCGGGCGCGCTTCCTGTTTAGGTTGCTCATAGCGCTGCGCAACGCCCATATCCTGTTCCGGAATATCCCGGGCTTCCTCAGCGGTAATCAGGCCGCCCAGGGCGTCCGCAAACTTATCGCGCAGGGCGTAGCCCCTGGCCCGCCACATCAGCATGCGCTTAGGGTACTGCTGCCAGGGTCCGGACTTGCCCCACAAGCCGGCCTGCTGTGCGTCGGCCTGGCTGAACGTGACGGTGTGCGGGTTCTTGTCGCCCTTCCGCCAAACGGTGCAGGCGGCGGTCATGGTCTTTTCGTCAAAGGATTCTTCGTGACCACCAAACTTTGGATGGTTCTGCACCAGGGCCAGCAGTGCATCGGCATAGATCGACGGCTTGCCGTTAATCACCGCGATATTCTGCAGAGACTGGATCGGATTCAGCCCCAACTCCGAGCCCATCATCATCGCCACCAGGGTGGACTGCGGGTTGTTGATGTACTGCTTCGGAACCATGCCGCTCTTTGAGAGCATGTCAGCCAGCTGCATGGCTTCGGTCAGGTTCTGTGGTTGCAGGGCAAAGCCTGCTCCGGTTTTTGCGATAGCGCTCATGCTGCTTCACTCCTGTTGATTTCTTCTTCTGCCATTGCCCGAATATCCATGCGGCCAATAACGTCGTTCACAGCCTTGGCGCGGACTTCTTTCAAGATCCGCACGGCTTCCAGTGGGTCGCGGTCGAGCATAGAGAGCGCCAGCTCAATCTCATCGCTGCCCAGGTCATAGGCGGCCTCCAGTACATCAAAGCCGCTCATGTTCATGTGCTTGTTCATGGCACTCATGGCTTCGCGGGCCTCCTGTTCAATGCGCTCCATATCCAGCTCAATGTCTGAATCGCGGTCTATTTCGCGCTGGTGTTGCATGAATGATTTAGAAGACATTGCTGTTCTCCGTTTCCGGCAGCGGCAGAATCGACGCAGTAACGATTGCGCTTTTCTGTGCCGCCTGCGTTTTGTGGAACCTGGCTTTGGCCGCAAGTCGCATTTCAGCGATCCGGTAAATGTCCGCCGCCATCTCGTTAAGCACGGCGTGCAACTCATTCTTCGCCACTTCGTCCGAGCCGTAATTCCAGCGCCCCACCACTTTGTCGAGGGCGTCACTCAGTGAGTGCGGGCCTTTGCGCATATCTGCCAGAAGATCCTTGGCAAGTTCGCAGTTTCTGGACTTGCGCTCTTCGTCCTCCGCCTCACTGTTCAATATCTGCAACTTTGCGAGACTCACGCCACAACCTCCCGGCGCTCACCCAGCGCCTCCTGTTCCAATTTCTCCAGCCGATGACGCAGAAACCGCAGCTTCGGCAGGTAGGCGTCCTCAAACTGGTAAATGGTTTCGCAGCCCTGCACCCGGTTATCGCAATCGAACGTCATCAGGCGAAGGCCGCTCTGGTGAATGTCGATGGTCAGGATGTGACCGGTGTTCAGTTCGTTGATGCGCAGCACCAGGCTGGCGATCAACAGGATTTCGCTGTGGGTTGCTTGCTGTTTCATGACTTCCGCGCCCCCATCTTTTTGTAGAACCAGTCCCAGGCCAGGTAGGCACCAATCGTCAGTGTCGGTATGCCGAGGATCAGGATGTCGTAGAGCGGGTTGTAGCCTTCCATCACGCAGCCTCCCCGATGTGCGCCCGCACTCTCTCGGCGTATTCCGCCAGCCGGGCCCGATTGTCGTCGTCAAGCCTGAAGATGCGCTTGCGAATGTAGGCTGGGATTTCGTAGAACCCGGATTCGCCCTCTGCGGCCTGCAAAAAGACCGGCTCGACTGCTTGCTGAGCCGGGGAAGATCGCAGGGAATTGCGTTTGGTGATGCGGGCAATCAGGGAGAAAAGAGGGGCGACAGCGTTCTGCCCCTTAACGCCCTCCTGGCGATGCACAAAGCTGGGTTTGGTGGTGCGGGTTTTGTTGGTCAGGGTGGTCATGCTGTTGCCTCCATCACTTAACTCAATCTGAAATCGAGTTTAGTAAACTAAATCTAGGAGGTCAACAAGTAATTTAGAATACTTAATCTTGATGGCGTAGGTAGGTGCGTGCCGAGCAGTCCTTTACATGGCAATTCAGGCAGGGCCTGTAATCACAGATGATCTCTACCCTGTCGCTCGCGATCCCGTCTTGCCAGCTTTCTTTGGGGGCGAACTGGTGTCTACACTCTTCATTCCTCGAATAATGCCGAAGAGCATTTCCTTGTCTCTATCAGAAAGGTCTCGGTATATCTCAAGAAGGGCGGCTTCGTGGGAGGCCAGGCGAACACCGGGCAGCTCTGAGTTAAGCTCTGGCGGCTCACCCAGGGCGATCCAGCGGGCAGAGAAGCCGGTGATATCGCTCAAGGCAAACAGGCTCTTGAACTTCAGGTTCTTTATGTTGCCAGCCATCCACTGGGATACCGAGGAAGGTGTCACTTCGCACGCAGCTGCAACATCCTTTCCTCGCACGCCAGATACTTTGATGGCCCGCTTGATTCGTTCGTGTAGTTCCATGCTTAACAAGATATGAGGATTTTGATTAAGCAAGCACTGTGATTGTTGCATCATGTGATTTAGCATACTAAACTGCTCTATATCTGACGGAGGTGCACGTGACTCTCGAACAAGTTTTAGATCACTTTGAGATTAAGCCCGGCGCTCTGGCAGAGAAGCTTGGCGTCACAGCTGGCGCCGTTTCTCAGTGGAGAGCCGCAGGAATCCCGCAGGGCAGGCAGTGGCAAATCGAAGCCATGACCGGCGGAAAGCTGAAGGCTGACAGGCCGATGAAGGCTGCCTGATGCAGTTGAAAAAGATGGAGTCTCAATCATGAGTAAAGCCCTGATCAAAGAAGCGGTTGGCATTCTGCCCGGCGGCCATGAGTACGACATGCGCCCGCGCTATGACGCAGACACCTATATCCAGATCCTGAATCTCGCCAAGGAAATGGACATGAAGCCCAACGTGCTCCTGCGGCTGCTGACCAAGCTGCAACTTGAGCGCATGCGCGATGAGGGCCGCGAGACCGTCATCAAATCCATTATTCGCCTCCAGAGCCAGAACTGAAGAGCCGAATCGTCCCTGAAGGTGGGTGAATGAACGTTTCGTACACCAACGAAGAGGTGCGGGAGCTGGTAGAGGCTCATAGGGACGGTGAGTCCCTGGAAGACATTGAAGAGCGACTAGCCGCGCAATTTATCCAGCAGTGTCAGAGCGAGGGGGTTAATCCAGCAGAGGCTATCCGTAAGGCGGTTGCGTCCCTAAGAGGGACTAATCGGGACTGACTGCCCTAAGCAGTCGGCATCTGGAAGGGCTCCCATGCACACCGGGAGCATGTGACGGGTTCGCCCGCGTGAGTCCTTCGCAGATGCGGTAGAGGCGGCTTGATTCCGTCCACCCATCAAGCAATGACAATTGCAGTAGCCCTGGGCCATGGCGGAAAACTGGCCTGACATTCAGGCAATAAAAAACCCGGTCAAAGGCTGTGGCGGCCTACCGGGTTAATCACAAAACGATGAGGCAAGTATGAACCAAGTTATCCACAGTTTCAATCCCGAATCTCTGACCATGAGTAGTCAGGAAATAGCCGAATTGGTGGAATCCCGCCACGACAGCGTAAAGCGAACTATCACACGACTTGCCGATAAGGGTGTGATCTCACTCCCACCATTGGTGGAAGTCGCTGTTGTTAGGTCTCGTCGCAATGAAACGGTATTCGAATACCAGGTCGGAAAGCGTGATAGCTATGTGATCGTCGCCCAGCTTTCTCCCGAGTTCACCGCAAGACTGGTTGATCGCTGGCAGGAGCTGGAGCAACAGCAGGCTACCGCATCGCTTCCCGACTTCTCCGACCCGGTAGCAGCTGCCCGAGCTTGGGCCGATGAGCTGGAGCAGAAACGAGCTGCCATGAAGCAACTGGAAGCCGCCAAGCCAGCAGTTGAGTTCGTGGACCGCTATGTATCCGCTGATTCCGGAAACAAAGGCTTCCGTCAGGTCTGCAAGCTGCTCAACGCCAACGAGCGCGAATTCCGGCAATTCCTATCCGACGAAAAGATCATGTACCGCCTGGGTGGTGAGTGGATGCCGTACCAGTCGCACGTAGAGGCGGGCCGCTTCGTGGTCAAAACCGGCGTGGCTGAGAACGAGCACGCCTACAACAGCGCCAAGTTCACCCCGAAGGGCGTCAACTGGGTTGCTGGCAAATGGGCTATTCACAATCTTCAGGAGGTCGCGTGATGGCACGTGCACGCAACATAAAGCCAGGATTCTTTCGTAACGAGGACTTGGTTGAGCTGCCATTCCAGACCCGACTGCTGTTTATTGGGCTCTGGACTATGGCTGATCGCGAAGGTCGTCTGGAAAATCGGCCAAAGAAAATCAAGCTGGAAATCTTTCCCGCTGATGACGTTGATATAAGCCTAGAAATTACGAGGCTTGCCGAGGCTGGCCTAGTAAAGGTTTACGAGGTTGATGGAAAGAAGTGTATCCAGGTGGTGAACTTCAAAAAGCATCAAAATCCACATCATCGGGAATCTGCCAGCGATCTGCCTGAACCGCCAGTGAATAACGAGAATGGCCCGCAACCCCCTGAAAATAAAGAGGCCTCGGAAAGCCTAGGGCTAGACCCAGACAAGCCCGAGTCTAGCCGTGCTGATTCCGGATTCCTGATTCCTGATTCCGGATACCTGAATCCTGAAAAACAACAAGGCTCCGCATCTTCCGATGCCTCGCCAGCCGAATCGGAAAAGCCAACCGGTGTTAGAGATTTTCCCACCAAGGACGGGAAAGCCTTTGCCCTTCCAGAGCAGTTCGTTCAGGAGTTGAAATCCACCTATCCACGGATTGACGTTGAATACCAGCTTCAGAAGGCCCGCCTCTGGCTAATCGCCAACCCTGGGCGGCAGAAAACCCGGCGAGGGATGACCCGGTTCCTGAACAACTGGATGGGCAACCAGAAGCCAACGGCAGAGATTCACCCGATCCAGAGCCGTCACAACGGTTTCGATGAGCGCGACTACAGCGAAGGACTGATCGAGGGGGTGCCCGATGGCGTCGCAAACTTCTGACAAGCGCAA